TTAGTCCTCTGCTGGTGAAGGCAGTTTTACAATATCAGTTTCAAAATTGGGCTGAATGTTAAGTAACCAAAGAGGCAAAGTCTTACTTGTATAATTTTCAGGGATACCGATATTGAATTGTGAAGGCTCTACATTTGCATCTACAGCAATCACTTTACCATCTTCAATTGTGTATTCACGATAAGCCGAACTAATCATCGAACTTAAATAGCCAATGGTGTCAAAATCGTTGTTTTCCGATGGGTGCTCAGGCTCAAAAGTAAACACGATTGACTCTACTCTGTTGTCAACAACCACAGGTGTAACTGAAGATTCTATCCAGTCGCCGTAACGAGTTAGATAAAACGCAATATTTTTTTCAGTTTCATCCGTGATTTCAACACCTGCACACTTTAGCTTAACCTCCTTGATTAATATTGCTGTCTCACCATTCTCGTGGACTTCTCCTGTACTATCAGCGTCGTTAACAATAACAAACTCTAACTTTGGTTTGGTCCCGATCAGCAAATCACCAAATCTCCCCATTTCGTTTTTCGCAATCGCATTGATAAATGTTGTAACATAACGCTTTGATTGTTTTATTAAAGACGTGGGGTCTAACAAAACCCACTGATTAAACTGCGAAAAATATATAGCGAGCTTCAATGGTAGTTTACTCATTTCAGCATACGCTTGTAACGAAGCTAGGTAGTCGTTTCGAAATGGATATTCATGATGCAAGTCCGAAGAATGGCAGTTTTTCACTTCCACTAAGTATTGCTCACCAGTAGCGGTTATAACCCTATAATCTGGAATGTTGATGCCGTTAGCAGACGAAAATATTGCTCCAGCATCTTCTTGCTTTATGAGTGAGAGTTTACCCAGTGCTCCCAATACCATAGGAAACGACGATTCAACACGCTTGCCAAACAGTACCCTGTGATTCTCTTGGGCCGATGCTAAAGATGCAGTCACTCGTTGAACAAAATCATCACGATCCGCGGTTTTTTGTAAATTATAGTTATATTGCAATCCAATAGAGCTAAACAACTCGATAGGCTCAAATCTCTCTGGATTTCGCTTTAATCGTTTCATATATGCCTGTTTCAAAAAAGAGGGTTAACGTTTTCTATACGGATATATAATGCGGCCTTTCAAATTAAAATCAATAGCTTATCTAGCTTGTGAAGAAGTGAGACCGCATTGTGAAATATAATGTCAGGACGCGCTGAATTCGGATAACTTTTAGTAAGGCAAATGTAAACTAACAAGGTGTGAGTTGGTAAAAAATCTAACGCGAAAAGGGGCACTTCTGAGTTATGAAGTGCCATTTGTGACGGTTCTGGACATGAACGCGTTAGCGGCGCACAAAACGTGTCAAAAAAAGTAAATAGACATCTTTAGAAGATTCGAACTCTCGAGCACAAGTTGCCAAATTTAAATTTATTTAACATCAATAACTTAATTCCATTCTAATTATTAGCCTTGTACCAACTTTTTGAACAAGAAGAGCATCACTAGTCATCACAAACCGTTAGTACATTCCACAGTTCTTCATTAATAATTTCAATCTTGCGTCCTTCTTCGCGATAGGTTAAGACTGATTCAATTTTTCGACCATAACTCGTGAACCGCCAATCTCTACTCGCAACTGCACCAAGTACAAGTATATCAAGTCCCTTCACAACGTTGCCTTTTACTTGGGCGCCTAAAGACAAAGCTTTTTGCTCTTGAATCTTTCTTGAACCACTTAAAAACTTACCCGTAAAACAAACTTGTTTCCCCTTGAGACAAATTCGTCCTTCTTGAGTTGTCGAAAAATCAGCTGACATACCATAAGCAAGGCCTGTTTCCAGCAGAGATTGACCAGAAATAGCCTTGATAAGACTTAATAAGTCACATCTTTCACTATCATCAACAACCCCATCTTCCAGTATCATATCAAGACGCTTTTTTATTGCGTTTGCAGGCCACTTGCTAACAAGGTGTTTATCTTTACTAAGTAGCTTTGCTAGTTTTTCTATCTCTGCATCACATAAAGTGTCGTCAGCGCTTATCCCACTTAGAAAACCAAGAAGATGATTGACTGTGCCTTCATAGCCACCATCTTCAAGGTCACCATAATTAAGTATGTCTTGCAGCATTTGCTGCATATCAATAAGTTCAGATGTTGTTATCACACCGTCTTCTAAGATATCTTCTACTTGTTCATGAATATCAATGAAATCTCCATCTGTTAAGCTGAATACATCGTTATCCTTCCATGCACGAAGATAGACTTCCTCGAGTTCACTCAAATGCTTATCAGCATGAATACCATCCAGAATTCCTTTGAGTGTTAATATTGCTTTAGCTTTGTTTCGTTTGTAATTAAACGCCAAAGTCTGAGGTTGTCCGTGGTGATCCAATACTGCTGTTGATTTAGTCGTCATATTATGCAACCTAATTAATTTAAACTAATAGCATACGAATAAATATCTCAACGCGATGAAATCATCAAGAGCAGATGTAACAATTGCCACGAAAAGTACTCGCAAAATATCGATTATGTTTGCTTCGTCAACTCTCAGCACCTTAACGAGATTTAACTAATTTCAAACGAGTACAGATGTATGGTTGTTTAACGCATATCTATAGTCATTTGGTATAACCAATTGACTGCACTCAAACTCAGGCGAAACAGTACCCGAAAAAGTTAGGTTCGCATTTCAGGTACATCACAATGAGTAGCACGTAAGAATTAAACGATTGCAATTTAGTTCCGTAACTCATTTGGGGGCAAAAATGTGTTAACTGAGGTCAAGCGAATGAAAACTTGTCAGACCAAACCATTTTAGCTATGCGGGTTATATGTTGGATTTTGAACTAAGATTAGCCATCACTTTTTCAATCTCTTACACAAAACTAGGAGAAAGCCAATTTATCATCGTTGAGAATATTGATATCTCACCTCTTCTTAAAGGTTTTACTGGTATTGATACTTCCTATGGAAAGAATACATCAGTTTGCTCTAGTCAAAAAAGGGAAGCGCTGCTTCCCTTTCTAAATGCTCAAATCATTCCGCGCTCTTTCGCCCATTCAATGAACTCTTTGTAAGGACGTTTTCCTCTCATGCCTTTCACCGCTTTTGGGAATCCAAGTTCTTGAGTCCAACGCCACAGAGTAGGCTGGCTAATCCCAAGAGTTTCACGAACCTCTTTATCACTGATGAAAAAGCGTTGTGTTGCTAGGTTTATCGTTGAATTGGCCATTTTAATTTCCTCTATTAACTGAACTTTTCATATAACAAACATAAAACACCGCACAAATAACGGCATAGACGGGAAACTGATCATTGGGCAACTCCTTTTGCTGGTGGCATAATTCGTACTCGGTTTGTTGTGTGCCAACACATTGCATCACCACTAAACAAACCGCCTTGGCGTAACTTAGCGCAGCCTTGTGGTAGCTGTTCACCACATTTACCGCAGCAACCCAAATCGCTTTCTATCTTGGGTATCTCGGCATGAACACGATGAATAAGCGACTGCAAAGCTTCAACTTGGGTGTAAGGTTCCCTTGGGTAAGCGAAGAACTGGCATATATCAATAAGCTTTGTGATTTCATTGGGTGATAACGTCACTCGGATATCTTTATTGCCACTGGTTTTACGCTTACCCCTTAGGCGCTTGGCGCGAACTGCTGCTTGTTTGCGTTTACGTTCCTTAGTCATTTTGCAGCTTTTCGCTTTCGAGCGGTGGCCTTCTTTTTTACTGGGGCAAGCAACTGGTGAGCTTTTGCTAAACAAAAGTCGAAACACTTGCCGCCACGGCCTCCGAACGAAGCGGTGGTTCGGTAGATTTTAATCGCGAAGTTACAAGCCCGAGTTGCTTCGTCACGCTTGTAGTCTTCACCAAGTAAGATTTGATGAATCTTTTTATGGATAAACTCTTCCTGAGAGTTTCGAAGTGGGGGAGTCGTCATTACACAAAGTTCCTTGGTTTCTGGGTGAAACCTGGTAATCAGTCTACGTACTTGAAATTGGTGGTCAGCCAGTTATATACTGATTGCGAGGTCTAGGTTTGGTTATCTAAGTCTCATTGCACAAAGTAAGCCCTTATTGGTTTGGTCACCGATAGGGGTTTTCTCTTTTTCAGCCTTTCAAAATCTCATTTCATTCAATTTAGTGCTCAATTGGTCAGAAAGAGCGTTGAATTGATGGATAGTTTGGGCGTCTTCTTTTTCTACGCTTACTTCCAAATTTTCACACTTATCGCTTAGCTGAATGAGTTGTTCTAGATCGTTATAAAACGGATCGCTTTTTGGCATCTTTGCTAGGTAATGTTCGAAGCTCGTTCTATGTAATTGAATAGCTTTAGCGCCTTCTAGAGTTTTGTTTATGGTTTCAATAGGTAATTGGTTCATTTTCTTCTCTCCTAACACATTGCGTTGTTATTAAACTTACACCTAAAGATAAATTAATGTCAACACCTAAAGTTGTTTTGTGTGGGCGTAAAAAAAACCTGCGGATGCAGGTTTTGGTTTGAAGTAAGTATTTCCGGTTGACTATAAATCCATAATTACTTGTTTTACAAAGCCAACTATACGGCAGCTCCCGCTAATAGGGATTGGTTGATAGCTTGGATTCAGAGGGATTAAAAATTTATTTGGTCCATCAATTTCTAGCTTTTTGATGGTTGCTTGTGGTTCATCATTAAGTGTCGCGACAACAATCTTTCCACTATCCGGCGCAGAGCAAGGTTCAACTATGACTATTGAGCCATCTGGTATGGAAGGAGAGCCAAAGGGGTTGGTCATCGAGTTTCCAGTAACTCGCAACGCAAAGGCATCATCACTTACTTTTGCGGGGGTAAATTGCCATTCAAACTCTTCATCAGCAAGGTTTAGCTGCACACTTTTCCAGTTGCCGGCTTGTACATTACTTATTAAAGGGACTCTTTTAAGAAGAGGCACAACTAGGTTTTCGGAATTAACGAAGCCTTGTTCAGGGTTCGAATAACCTTTACCCGTTAGTAACCAAGATGCATCGCATTCTAAGGCCTTAGCAAGAGAGATGATATTTCTAGGTTTAGTTGTGACGCCACTTTCAATTTTAAAAATCGATTGCTGCGCAACTCCTACTAGTTCAGCTAATGATGCTTGGGATAAACCAAGTAGTTTTCGTCTTTGTTTGACCCGCTCAGCTAAGCTCATTCTTTCCTTCCTTCCACTCTAGTTGTCATTTTTCAAATGCGTTCCAACTGTGATGTTCATTATCACAACAAAATGTGTTAATTGACAGATTCCTTTGGTTGTATTTAAATAACAACTAAAGTTTGTTTTTGGGAGGTTTAAAATGTCCGCCATACAACGATCTATTGAAATTTTAGGAGGGCAGACAGCTTTAGCCAAGTTACTAGGTGTAAGTCAGTCCCACGTTTGGAATTGGATTAATCGAAAACACCAAGCTCCAGCAAAATATATTCGTGCGATATCAGAAGCTACAGGGGGCGAAGTGTCAGTGAAAGAATTATTAACTGACCATGAAGAGACTAACTGAAATGAACTGATAGGCCTGATCACCAACATTCTGGATAAACAACCAGTAAGGAATAACCATGCAACCCAGTTTAAAAAGCGTTATGCATAACGCGGTTGTCGCTTGGCGAAGTGACGCGACGAAAGAACAAATTGCAGAATACATTTCTCGTTTCTATCACAAGATGAAAATCTACGAGGAGGAAGACTGCCAAAGGGAACATCTTCTCAAAGTGCCGTCGGCTTTCAACAATCCAAACAACACTCAAAATTTATTTCGTTATGTCAGCAGAACAAGCACAGAGGCCAAAGCTAACGTGATGGATTTGTTGCCTGCAATTATTGCAGCCATGCCTAAAGCTAGGGCAACCGCTGCACTGAATCAGTTCTTAAACCCGCTTGGGTATTCAGTTGCGGCTATTGGTTCCAGTCAAACCATGGCGAACCGTGACCAACTACTCGCCGATTTTAGCAAAGAGTCATCTGAAGCACTCCGCTCGATACTTTTACTTGGTGAACATGCCACGTCTGACCAACTTCGTGATGCTTACCGAGAGTTACAAGAGAGCGCCGGCTCTCACGATCCGTTACTTAAATACTTAGAAACATTGATGGCGCAAAAAGGCTGACCACCTGAATGCATTTAATAACCACGCGAATTAACAAAACAAGAGAACTTGGTGCAATGAGTCTTTCTTATCAAAATTACCACGGCCAAATGCTGTGGATAGCAAACAACGGCAATTGTCGTTATGTGGTGTCGCGCAATAAAGCGAAGCAAATCCTACAAACCATGAAGGCGAGGGTGCAGTTATGAAAAACAAGCTAGTTGATCTTAATAACCACCTTTTTGCTCAAATGGAGTGCCTGTCTGATGAGAATATAACCGACGATAAATTGAATGAAGAAATTAATCATTCAAAAACTCTTACCACAGTGTCAAGGCAAATCATCGATAACGTTCGTCTTGCTCTGGATACTAAGAAGTTTCGTACAGAGTACGCGGGTCGAATTGAGGACCTGCCAATAGAGCTTAAAGCAACGGGGCATGCCATCGCAGGGCTCGAAGTTGCCACATTCAATGCAGGGGGAAAGTCAGATGAGTATGCTCCTCACCGCTCAAGCCATGCAGTTAAAAGTTGGTAATGCGACACGTAAACTCGTGTTACTCAAGCTAGCTGACAACGCCAACGACAGTGGGGTGTGCTGGCCATCTTATGAGTACATTGCAGATATGTGCGAGGTCGACCGCCGAACAGTAATGCGTCATATCAAAACGTTAGAAGAAATGGGGTTTGTTTCAGTTCGCACCCGAAAGGGAGAAAAGGGCAATTCGAGTAATGTATACCAGTTAAATTTAGGGGGTGACAAATTGTCACCCCCTAGTGACACACGATCACTAGGGGTAGTGTCAGAGGATCACCAACCTAGTGATCCTATGTCACCCGGAATCAGTCATAGAACCAGTCAATTAGAACCAATAAAAAATAAACAAAAAAAATCGAGTGAACTTGAATCTTGCTTTGCTCGGCTTTGGGCCGCATACCCAACCAAGAAATCGAAGAAGAACTCGTTAGCAAAATTCAAAAGTATCGTGACGGCGCAAAGTGAACCTCCGGAAGTGTTCACCGAGATGCTCTGTCGAGATGTAGAAACTCGTGTGGCCAATCGACAGTTTGGTTTCGATAAGCTGCACCTAACGACTTACTTGAATCAAGAACGATGGAACGACGACCATGAAAAGACTCGAACAAGCCAGGCTGCACCCAAAAATCGAGTCGAGCAATACAACGCAGAGTTGCTCGAACGATACGGACACACTGCCACATCGATTGGGCGACAAAGTGATTCTTTTGAACCTGGAAGATTGGATTCAAGTGAAGTTTGTGGAGGCATACGGGACGAAATGGCCGCATCAGGCACTACCATCGACTTGGACTCAAGCGATTACAACGATGTCGGTCAGTGAGATTCGTCGTGCAGTCAATCAGGCTTTGTTGGAAGGGGGTGTATGGCCACCAAGCTTGCCAGAGTTTGTGTCTATGGGACGTGAAGAGTTGGTTGATATTGACGAGGCATTTACTCGAATGCTGCGTTGTGAACCCAAGGGGGATATCGAGTACTGGACATCGCAAGAGGTGGGTTTTGTTTGTAGAGGCCTGCTAAGCGAACGTGAGGCTAGAGTGAAGTTCCGAAAAACGTTGAAGAAGTACGCAGATAAAGCCAAGGATGGCTCGCTCCCCTCAAGAAACGCGATGCGTTTGACCGATAAATCTAAGGTCAAACCACTCAGTGAGATTGAGCGCCCCAATCCTAAGAAGTTTCGAAAGAACTCGGTATTTGCAAGGGTCGCAGCTCTGGGAGCGAGGGCGTAATGCAAATTGAAAAGCTATTGGCAAAGTTCAATGTAAAAGGGATCAACTACGACCTCTGTTCTGGCGGTAAGGGGGGACTTTCTCTGGATGAGCAGCTGGCAATTGTTGGTCTAGCCTGGAAGGAAGCACCAGTAGGTTTCTTGGTGTTATTCGTTGAATATTTGCAAGATAGACCTGCACTTAACAAGCTTTACCAAACCACCTTGCAGGAAGCCAACACGCTGATGGATACATGGCGCGGTCCATATCCCGATAGAGCATTGGAAGCGTTAGTCAGGACAGCGATTGCAGAAGCGACCCAGCAGTTTGGCCAAGTCTGTCCTGAATGTAATGGTAGCGGTAAGTACATTGCGAAGAATCGAGTAAAAAGAACTTGCCCATGCTGCGATGGTGGCCGGATAGGCTGGACGCAAGAAACTCGCTTCGCTTACTTCTGCCAAACTTTACCCGTTACCTTCTCACGATTTAAGAAGTACGAGTTGATTCTAGAAACATTGGTTAAATGCCTGGTAGATAAGCGCAGTGCAGCCGTTTTGGCATTGCAGGGTAGGTATGAGCAAGAAGAAAGTGTGGCAAGGTGTTAGAAGCTGAGGTGTAATCCTGATTGACAAGCGCCTAGTCACGGGTCAAATCTAAAAGGTACTGGCAAAAGCCGGAGTCAGGTCTAGCTCCCTGTTTCCACAAGGCGCATGTCGTCAGCTCTTTGCTGGTTTTTTATGCGCACGCTTTGGCACCTCTAAATTATGGTGGGCTGGGCAAGGCTGCTTCGGCAGGCCGTACCTTGTGAGCGGTAGTCCTAACCTTGTTCAGTTCGCCACCCGAAGTTTAGGATCTTTGTGTGGTGATAAATGGTGGCTCAACATTGACATCCACACAAGTTGGTGCATAATTACTACATTGCAAAACCTCGCCCACTCGGCGGGGTTTTTTCGTTTCTACCGTTTATAACTGACAAAGCACCCCTTTCCATTGTGAAAGCCGGGTGCTTTTTTGTGAGCGCAATATGCAAGAGAAAATCAGTTCTTTCGTTTCATACGTGAGTGCTCTGGCCTATGCAGGCTTTGGTGCATTGACTTTGCAAGATTGGGTCAGCGTCATAGGTTTGATTTTTGTGATAGTGACTTATTTTACTAACCGGTATTACAAAAAAAAGATCGTAGAGATAATCAAAGCGAATCCAGAAAAAGCGGTGAAAGTTTATGCGAAGCGCGATCTCTAAGGGTGTGTGTTCAGTCGCTGTCGTGCTCGCGCTTGCTTTTAACTTAATTTCGGATTTGCGAACGAGCCAACAAGGCTTAAAGCATATTGCCAATTTCGAAGGGTGTCGAACTCAAGCTTACCGATGCAGCGCTAAAGTCTGGACTCATGGCCTTGGCCATACTCAAGGTGTCAGGCAAGGCGATACTGTGACCCAAGAGCAAATCGCCCGTAATTTCATCGCAGATGTGAAAAGTGCCGAAAATTCTGTAAACAAACACCTAACCACTGACGTTACTCAAGCTCAGTTTGATGTCCTGGTGAGCTTTGTGTTCAACCTTGGCGTTGGCAACTTTAAACGTTCCACCATGCTTAAGTTATTTAACCAAAACCAACCCTTAAAAGCGTGCCTCGAATTTTCACGTTGGGTCTATGTTAACGGCAAAAACTGCAGGGACCCTGATAGTCAATGTTCAGGGATCGTGAAACGTCGCGAATTAGAACAACAAGCTTGTTTGAACGGCTGGTAAAAAGGGGAGGCTTTATGAACTTCTCTATCAAAAATGCTTTGTTGATAGGTTTGGTTATTTTGTTGCTTGGTAGCTTCGTTTTCTCTGCGTATCTACTTGATTTAACCAAAGTGCAGGCAAAGCGCTACGGTGAGCTTCAGGGGCAGTTTCAAGACTCATTGAACAAAAATAAATCACTTTCTATCACCGTTAAAACCTTAAGCGATGAAGTTCGGCAAGCGCAACGGGCCGCTGATGTTTTGCTGCTAGCTAAGGCCGGTCGGAATGCTGAAACGATTCGCACAGTGACCCAAATAAAAGAGGTACTGGTTCATGAAAAATGTGCAGATGTGCCTATTCCTGATGCTTCTGAGTGGTTGTACTACGACTGAGGTCATCACTGAATACCAAGACCGGTTGGTTCTTCCTCCGGCGGTGTATCTGACTTCTTGCACACAGCCTTTTACTTCTCCGCCTAAAACCTACGGTGAAGCGGTAGAGCGCGACCCGGTGTGGTTAGAAGCTTGGCGCAATTGCGCTGACCAAATCGAGCATTTACGTAGTTTTTATGGCTACGAGAGTGCGATAACAAATATGGGCGAATAACACTGACTACTTGGGTGGTCGTCATCCGTTATTGTCCGTAATTCATTTTTTACGAGGGCGTGACACACGGAGAGGCGACACTCATTCAGAGGGCTTTCAATGAATAATGAAAAACGACTTTGGAATTTGACCGAGTTGGAAGCGTTCGATTATCACCGCTCTACGATCCGAAAAAAGCTTAAGTCTGCAGGCATTGAGCCAATCGCCTACAAAGGCAATATCCCTCTTTACGATGTGGTTCAAGTTGCCCCGTATCTATGTAAAGCAATGATTAAAGAAAGTGATGCTCCGGATTTGATGGGTTTTAAAACGGCCGCAGAGCTTAGGGCTTATATCCAGTCGGAACGTGAAAAATTGGCGCTTTTGAACGAGACCGGTGAATGTGTGGATAAAGCTGACTATGAGCTTGAAATCGGCACTTGCCTTGCCAGTGTGAAGAGTTTTAAAGAGAAAGTGATCACTCGTGTTGAGTCTGCGATAACCAGTGCCACCCCGCAAGAGCTTGAATATTTAGATAAATTATTGAATTTCGATTTGAAGGCAATTGCAGATGAGCTTGAAAACGTTTGATCCCCGTTTAGGTGTTCAGTTTGCGGATGCCGCAGAAATAAGAAGAAAGTTGGCTTATTTGTGTCGACCTGTCAATAAAAGTCCTGTTCTTGCCGCTGATGAGGGTTTGTGGATTTCCGATGGGACGGATGTGACGAAGTTCTTATCGAGTCAAGTACCTTACATTCGAGAGCCGATGGAGTGTTTATCGCGCCGTATTTACGAAGCGGTGATTTTAATGGGGCCAGCGCGTTCAGGTAAAACTAAGGGGCTGGTTGAAGGGTGGATTAATTACACGGTGACGCAAGCCCCTGGCGATATGTTGCTGATCTATTCTACAAAAAAGAAAGCAGAGAGTATGTCTAAAAAGGATCTTGCTCGTTGCTTTGCTGCGACGGAAGAGATCAACAAGCTACGAACCGGACGGAAATCCGACGATACGCTCACGTTTAAGCACTTTCTTAATGGGATGAATTTGAGTTTGGACTCTGCGACCGAAAGCAGTTTATCTGCCGAAACGTTCCGTTATGCCGGTTGTTCGGATTACGATCGGGCCGATGATGGCGTAGGGCAAGAAGGGAGCAAATTTCAGCTGATGCTTAAGCGGATTCAGAATGCGAAGTCTTCTGGGATGGCGATGGCAGAAAGTTCACCAGGGCGTCTCGTTCGCCAACCTAAGTCACCGGCAGAGCTCGGCCCTCATGAAGCCCAACCGTGTGGGGGAATTGCTCAGCTCTACAATCAAGGTGATCGTCGGCGTTTCTATTGGCAGTGTGATGATTGTGGTTTTTGGTTCCTTCCTGATTTTGAAACTTTGCATTGGGAAGATAAGTATTCAGATCCTCAAGACGTTGCCAAGTCTACTTATTGCCAATGTCCACGTTGTTTGCACCGTATTGATGAGCACCAAAAACAAGAAAAAAGTTTAGCGGCCCGTTGGTTTCGTGAAGGGGCGGTGGACTCGTTTGGTGAAGAGGTTACGGATGAAGACAAAATACGCCAGTCTAAATGGGCGTCGTTTGGGTTTGAAGGTGTCGTAGCGGCCTACCAGAGTTGGGAGAACTTAGTTTATCGTTATCTCACGGCTCAAACCTTGTATGAAGATAGCGGTGATGAAGATTCTTTGATGTCTTTTTATAACATTGATGTTGGCCGTCCTTATATCTTACAAATCGAAGGAAAAGACATTGGTGTTCATGAGCTGATGGAAAAAGCCAAAGGTAATCCTTATTTGCGTGGGGTTGTGCCTGTTGGTGGCCGCTTCTTGATCATGAGTATCGATGTTCAAGGTGGTAAATCCAATGCTCGGTTTGTGGTTCAAGCTCAAGTGTTTGGCGAAGGTCTGCAACGTTGGGTGATCGACCGCTTTGAAATTTTAACGACACCACATCGCAATGGTGATCGTATTAACCCTGCCATTTACGCTGAAGATTGGGACCTACTCATCGAACAGGTGATCAAAAAAACTTACCCCGTTGCCGATGGCAGTGGACGAGTCATGAAATCGATATTAACACTGTGTGATTCTGGTGGTTCGGCTTCTGAAAAAGACGGTAAGAAAACTTCAGTGACCGATTTTGCTTACCAGTTTTATAACCGCCTTAAAGCGAAAGGGTTGGCCCACTTGTTTCGACTTGTGAAAGGGGCCAGCAACAAAGACATGGATTCACTGATTAAAGAATCTTACCCAGATAAGCGCAGTAAACTAGCGCATGGTGAGATCCCTTTATTACTGCTGCACACCAATCGACTAAAAAACCGTGTGGTGGCCAGCTATTCCCGTGAAGAATTTGGCTCTCGGTATTTCCATTTGCCCGCCTGGGCGGAAAGAGAGTGGTTTGATGAACTGACGGCGGAATTCATCGATGAAAAAGGCCAATGGATTTGTCCTGATAAGACGCGTAACGAAAGTTTTGATTTATGCGCGTATGCCGAAGCGGGGATGCACTTTCTTGGTGGTGATGACATCCATTGGGAAAGCGCACCCCCTTGGGCGTCTGAATGGCAGATTAACCCGAATGTGATTGATGCTGACTTACAGCCTGTTTTCGAGCGCAAGCCTAAGAAACGTTATAACCACTCAAGAGGTATTTTCGGATGAGTTTAGTGATACCGACCAATCAAGAACGTTTGCAGTGGTACCTCGAAGCCGAACAGAAAATCTTACAGCAGCAGTCGGTTAAGACGGCAGAAGATGAAGAGTTGACCTTGGCGAGTTTAGCGACGGTGCGTAAAGAGATAGAGCGTTTGCAGCGCATTATCGCTCTGCAAGTTCAAGGGGGACGACGCTCTATGATACGGAGAAATTATCTTGAGTAGCCAAAACTTGCTCGACAAGCTCGTGGCCATATTCAGTCCTAGGAAAGGGTTGGAACGTGCCTACGACAGACGGCTTTTGAATAAATACAATGCAGCACTTCCCCGTAATCCGCACACCAAAAAGACAAATAAACAATCAAAAGGCGATGCCAATTCGTTGAACAAAGGCGCGAAAGCGGTGTATCAACGTGCCCGACATATGGATGAAAATAACCCGTTTGTTACGGCCATTTTGGATGAGCTTTGCGCCAATGTGATTGGTCCGAATGGCATCATGGTGGAGCCTCAGCCTCTAAACCACAAAGGGGAAGTGCATGTCGAATGCGCTCAGGCGATCATGACCTGGTGGGAGAACTTTTCTTTAAATCAAAACATCGATGCTGAACATTCTCGCGCGGAAACGGAGTGGCTTGCGGGTCGAACATGGTTTCGTGATGGCGAGGTGTTTTGTCGAATGTTCATGGGTAAGCACAGTGATTTGAATTACCCAACAGAGACGCCCTTTGCGGTGCAGCCCTTTGAGCCTGATTTTATTCCTTCCCATATAACGGAAGCTGAAGGGGGGCTGTTTGAAGGTATCAAGCGAAACAAGCTCGGGCAGGCTGTGAGCTATTTGATTCAGAGAGACTCAAGAGGGTTTGAGTTCGTTGATGTCGATGCGCAGTTTGTCTGCCATTTAAAGTTTACTCGGCGTTTTCATCAAAACCGTGGCATTTCCCTTTTGCATTCCATTTTGGATTTGGTCGATGACATCGAAGATTACGACCAATCTGAGCGTATTAGTGCCCAGATAGCGAGTCGTTTTGCTTATTACATAAAACGAGATCCGACATTGAATTCAAATGCAACGGACGCGTTCGATCGCGGCGGCGATTTGTTTTTAGGGATGGGAAACTCGTTTGAACTGGCACCCGGTGAAGATGCAGGGGTGGTGGAGAACAACCGAAAAGAAACCATGAGCAGCCCTTTTCGAAATGCCCAGCTTCGATTAGCCAGTGGCGGCGCAGGAGTGAACAACTCTAGCGTAACCCGAGACTATAGCAACGGCAGTTATTCCGCTCAGCGCCAAGAGTTAATCGATTCGTTCAGTCGTTATCGAGTGTTGCAGCGAAAGTTCGTTTTAGGTTGGACTCGTCCACAGTATCGACATGCTTTGCAGATGGCGATGTTAGCCGGTGAAGTCAACATCCCCGCAGGGGTTAAGCGAGACTCTATTTTTAATGCGATCTATCAGGCGCCAGTGATGCCATGGATTGACCCTAGCAAAGAAATGGTAGGCGTCGAAAAAGGAACCCGTTTAGGTTTGCATTCCTTAAGTCATGCACAACGTGAACGTAATATTAACCCGTTGTCGACTCGTCGCGAAATTCAATCTGAACGTCAACAAATGAACGATATGCACATCGTGAGTACGTCGGACCCTGCTCATGCGGTGAAGCTCAACAATCAGAAAGAAGAGGCAAACAATGCCAAAACCAAAGAATAGCTGGTACACGCTTAAGAACGAAGCCGATGTGATTAAGATTTGGGTGCATGGAGATATCAGTGCTTGGGATATTGATGCAATGGAAATCATTGCGGCGTTGCAAGTGGCCAACAATAAAGAGGTTGAATTGCGAATGCTCAGTGGTGGGGGCAGCGTTTACCAAGGTCTTGCAATGTATAACGCGCTGAAGGCGCATAAAGGAAAGGTGATAGGCATTGTCGATGGCATGGCCGCAAGCATTGCGACTTATGTCCTGCTTGCCTGTGACTCTATCCGTATGCCTGAAAATGCCATGTTGATGATCCATAACCCTACTATCGGAGCGTGGGGCGGTGAGAAGGAAATCAACTCAGCGTTTCAACAGTTGCAAGCGGCGACCAAGACCATTTCTGAAGCGTACGCTGAAAAGTCGGGTCAACCTCTTGAAGAGGTACTGACTGCCATGGACAAAGAAACGTGGTTCACGGCGCAAGCCGCTAAAGAGTGGGGGATTGTTGATGAGGTGGTTGAAGCGGTCGACCTTAGTAACGCATTACAAAACCTCGATGAATCTGATTTTAAGAATTTCAAACAAGCGCCAGCCGAGTTGATGAATTCGCTAACGCAACAGGTGAATGAACCGACCCCTTTAGCAGCGTCTGCTCAGCCAAATGAACCTCAAATAGACAAACCTAAGCAGGTAAGCGACATGCCGAAACCAAATGAAGAATTACAAAACGCTGTAAAAGCAGAGAACCAACGCCAAGCAGATATTCGTGCGTTGTGTGCTCAACATAAAGTCAGCGAGGCACTCACCAATGAAATGCTGGCTGACTTATCGTGCTCAGTGGGACAGGCATCCACTAAGATTTTAGAAAGTATTGGCAGCCAATCAGCGGCAGGTCAGCAAGAGCCTGAAGCGAATTTGACGGCCATACACATGAGACTTAGTAACGGTAACCATGTCAAAGACGAACTGCAAAATGCATTGAATGCACGTTGTGGTGTTGAGGATTTAGAAAAAGACAACGCGTTCGGTCATGAGTCATTATTGAATATGGCGCGCGCTTGCCTCGATGTGAATGCTCGAAGCGCTATTACCAAGAATGAATTGGTGAACCGAGCGTTTAACTCCGGTGATTTTGGCGACATCATCACCGAAGGTATCCGAACCGTGATGCGCGATGAAGCGCAAGCAAGAGCCCCGATGTGGCGTGAACTGGCTAACGTAGAGAACCTGACGGATTTTCGTGAAACTGAGCTAGTGATGGTTAATGACGCGCCGGACTTGATGAAAATAGCGGAAGATGGCGAATACAAAGCGGCGATCTTAAAAGGCAGCGGTGAGCGCATTCAGCTTGCGACCTTTGGGCGTGAAATCCAGTTCACTCGTCATGCCATCATTAATGATGAAATTGGCTTAGTGGCGAAGGTGCCTCGTAAATTCATGCAGTCCGGTTATCGTCTGTCAGACAAGCTGATGTTTAACGCTATCCTCGCAGGCAAGATGGCCGATGGTGGCAATGTCTTTAAAGCAGGCAAAGACAAAGGCTGGGGTAATTTCATCAATGACATTCCAGCAGGCGATTACGCGGCGATGATTATGGCTCTGCATAAGGTCTTTGCGACGGCAACCACCATCCCACTGGATGGTGAAGCGGGTCAAGGTGATGCGTTAGATCTTCGTGGTGAGATCCTGATTGCGAGTCCGGATCATGCTTCAATGTTTGAAGCGGTTTTGAACACCGCGAGCAAACCGGATGCCTTTAACCCAGCCTATAAAAAATTCGGCAAAGTGATTGAAACTGCGCGTTTAAGCGAGGTGAATGGCGCACTGGCGCTGACAGGTAAAGATTTTGATACCGTAGTGATGGGCTTCTTAGATGGCCAGCAAGACCCATGGTTAGAAACGGGCGACGGTTGGAGCAGCGATGGTGCCAAGTTCCGTATTACTTACGACTTAATGTCGAAGGTATTAGACCGACGTGGTATTGCCCAAGCGGTCTTTAATTAAAGCTTGGAAGAACAGTTTGATTTGATTGATAGGGTGAGCATGGCTTGCCCTTTTTTAATGGTGACAATATGCGTTTAAGCGATGGGAAAAAGATTGTGGCGACCGTGCCAACGGGTGGTTTTAAGAAAGATGTCCCTTGTCTACTTGGAGCTTTATTAGTGGTGCCTAACTTTACGGCGAAAGCCGGCGAGACGGTGGTGTGTTACACACAAGGTCATTTTGATGGCCCGATTAAAGCCGGTGATAGCGTGAGCTTTGCCTCCGAAGCGGCTTACTTTAAAAACGGTGAGTTTACCAAGACAAAGCCCACGGCATCGGGGGACGTGTCTCAACCGGTTGGGGTGTTCATTGATGGTGGGGTGCTTCTGACTGGCGGCGTACTCACTGAGTTTGTGACTTAACGAGTTGTGATGAGTGAGTTTGAATCGGCTCGGCGTCTTATTCGTCAATCTATCCAACGCTGTTTTGGTCGTCCTCTTTTTGTGATGACCCCACAAGGGAAGCAGATTGAAGTGATCGGATACATCCGAAGTCACGAGAAGGGCGTGAATCAAGTGCATTTACTGGCTACGGATTCTGAGCTCCCTGAAAGCTGTACTTTGCTTTATCGCGATAAACGGTACCGGTTAGTGTTTGATACAGCGGCTAAAAGTCCCAACGGGACGAGTCAGCTTATGAGGGAATACGTCCTGGTATTCGATCCCCAAGGTGCGCAGCATGAGTGGTCTGAATTTTAGTCGTTCCCAATTGCTTTTAGATACGGAGTTTATTCGTCGTTATGAAGCGTTTTCAGAAGAAATTCCGAAAGCAGTACTTCGCGCGGCTTCGCTCACCTCTCGATGGTTACGAGGGGTATCGATGGCAGAGCTTGGTTATGAGCTCAGTATTGATAACAAAGCGCTGCGTTCGCGATTTCGAGTGTACAAAAACGGTCGCGTGTCGAAGCTGTGGATTGGTGTGCGTGATATTGGTGTTCACCGACTGGGTAAGCCCGTTCAAAACCGCTTAGGTGTCCGAGTGGGTGAGCATTTTTTTGCTGGCGCGTTTATTTCTCCGATGGATAGCGATGAACTCTTGGTATGGCGAAGGCGCGGTAAGTCGAGATCTCCCATAGAAAGAGTCGGCATCGATATTGCGGATGATGTTGATTCGATTGTTGAGAACTACTTACCCGATATTAATCGTAAATTTGAGGCGTTTTTTCATCGTGAATTCAAACACGTTCTTTCGCTCGCCGCGTGAGTGGGTCTTATTGGTGGTCAATCACTTAGAGCAGCGGCTTACGCTTAAGGTCGATACAGTTTATCGACGCCAAGCGGTGGAGTTGGCCAACACCACCATCAGTTATCACATTGGCGAGGCCGAGCCGGTGAATGAATATGCCAACGACGGGCGCCACCTTCATGACATTGAATTAAGGTTCTTGGTTGAAGTACCTATATCCATGGATGGGTTTGATTTGGAAGCGTTGGACGCTTCAACGCGTGTAGAGCGAGAATTGCTGAATCAACAATTTGGTGCGTCGAGCGATTTAGACGGTGCGGTAGTGGTGTCTAATCTTCCTAGCAAATTTGATCCAAAAAATGGGGTGTTTGCTCGAACCGTGACGATGAAGCAGCGTATTCGATTAGGCCCAGTGGAAGAGAGCTGGCATTACATTGATGGGGGCTCCCACCATGCTAACCAAGTTGATGAAACATGTGAGTGCATTAGAGAAGAAGGTTCTTGAATTACATGAAGAGTTAGAAGAGAACAATCGCGCTTCGGCCAATCTACTGCGCCTAGGTGTTGTTGTGAAAGCAGAGGCAAACACCGTCGATATTCAGACAGGGGATAATCTTGTAAAGAGGATCCCTTTTTTTGTGCTTGCGGCAGGAAGAGTTAGCCATTATCGGCGCCCTTCAGTTAACGAGCAGTGTTTGCTGATGAATTTGGGAAGCGGTGACAACTTAAACAATGCCGTGGCATTAATGGGATTACCTTCTAATCACTTTCAAAGCCCAACAGTCAAAGAGAACGAGGTGATGACCGATTACGGTAACGGCATGTCAGAGCTTTATAATCTCGATGACGGCTCTCTTATTTGCCGGTATCCAGGGGGCATGAAGATCTATGGTGATACTTGGCAGGATGGGGATTATCAAGCGACGGGAGAGGTCGCCGATCATACTCGTTCGATGCAAGCTGACCGAGAGATTTATAACGAACACGATCATCCAGGCATACTCCCTGGTCCTGCGAAAACCAAGCCAACGGAGCAACAACAATGATTGGTATTGATCCCAAAACAGGACAAACCGTAACCGGTGCCAGTGCCTTGAGCTGTCGTTTTGCAAAGGTACTAACGACAGAAGTCGGTTCACGAGTAAAACGCCGAGGCGTTGGTAATCGAGCGGTTTCGCGTTTGGGAAAGCAGCAGACACCCACCGAAGCCATGATAGTTCAAAATCTAACGTTAGAGGCTTTATCCAATCCATTAAATGGGTTAACGGATTATCAAGGCATTCAGTGCCAAGCCATCCCACATTTGAATGGATTCAGAGTGAAAGTCTCGGGAACATGGCGCGGTGAACCTCTGCAATTGAGAGGGGTATTATGAGCAATAAACCTCAAGCTTTCAGTGAGCCTAACTTTGAATCTCTGCTGGATGAATACATCAATTTTGCGGTGGAATATTGCGCTCAGCGAGATGAAGATAAAGCGAAACAATTACGCGAGGCCTTTAATAATCAAGGTGAGCTGCTCGCTCAGGTGACACAAGCGTTTGTCCTAAAACGAACCGCTGAAATACGAGAGCAGAACCATCAAGCTTTACAGATGTTTCGTAAGTACGTGACCGATACCGAAATGGTGGATTTGTTGGCGTTGCAATACAGTTTAAAGCGTCAGGTCATAGAAGCCGGTGATGATACGGTTTTTCCCACAAAGCCTGCAGTCATGGAGTCTAATGAAAGCCTGCTTCAGCGTTTTGATTTAGCGCCTTTCCAGTTTCATACCACGGGCACTCGGCTTGGTTATCGTTTTCATGCTATGACTTTAGAAGAGCGGCCAACCATTACGGTGAATTCTGAAAAAGATGCTCTGGTAATGCGTTATGAGTTTCCTGAAACCTCCTTACCTAACCCTATCAAAGATGCGCAAGCCAGGATGCTAGAACCTAATTCAGGCAAAGTTTGTGTGGCGTTATTAAGCCGCACATCACCCAATGGTGTTCCAAGTGCGGCCTTGCTTGAAAGAGCAAGACAATACCTAAACCGCGATGACATCGCGCAAGAGTCGGATGAGGTCACGGTAAAAGCGGCAACGCCTAAACCTTATCAAATTGAAGTGACGCTTTTTACCGGAGCGGATCCCAACAATGAGGTCGACAAAGCGTCGGCGGTCGCTGTGGCTTGGCAGTTTGCCGAAAAAGCACAGAGACTTGGTGGCATCATTGACCGGGAAGAAGTGGCCCATATCTTTTATGAGCTGGGTGCGAAACGGGCCAAGGTTCGAGCACCGGCAGTCGATGTGGTGTGCGCTTGGGATGAGGCGCCACAGTGTACGGAGGTGATGGTGAATGTCCGATCTGAATGAGGCGTTTCTATCGGTCCAGCCCAATAATGCTTCTCTTATTGAAGAGGCTTTGGAGTTTGCTTGGACAGAACTTATTCAATCCACTTTTTGTCCGTATCCCAACCTCAAACAACCTTTATTGACGGATAAAACCTTTGTGGTTTTGCTGGCGGGTGAGCGAGGCGTAACGGATTGGCAGCCAAAAGACACGCTAGAAAGTCAACGTAAAACGGTGGATAAGGCGTTTGATATTCATCGAAAAGCAGGAACGCGATTGGGTTTGTCTATTGCACTGGATGCGATTGATTGTGATGTGGAAGTGACACCTTGGCATCAAATGCAACCAAAACACGCGCCGTATCATATTGAATGTATCGCATGGCAACGAAATCAGCCGCTTGATAAGGCGGCGACAACCCGAGTCTTAAGTCGTATTGAGAGCACGAAGTCTGAGCGAGACACGGTTGATTTCATTATGGCCCTTGGCGCTGAATTTGGGTTTGAATTTTCAGCGGTGAAGCAAAATAGCGTTATTGCGAAAGACGATCACTGCAGCGGTAACATTAAAGCCTCATTAGGCTTTGCTTCTCTGTCTTGGGGCGCAGCCACACGTCTAATTATTACAACTGATTTTGAATTTGGAGCAGTAGCATGAGTTATGTCGTGCAATACACCGATGCGGGGCTCGCTGAGCTTATTAGCGCTCGCCACCAAGGGCTAAAAGGAGCAATTAAATACATTGCCGTGGGGGATCGTAGTTATACACCGACGACAGATCAGAAGGCGTTGAAAAACGAACTTCAACGCGAAGTCATTTTGGACTGGGAGGAGCTCAGCCCAACACAGTTGAGAATGGGCGCCGTATTCAAAGGCAGCCAAGAATATGAAGTTCGTGAAGTGGGTTTCTTTTTAGAATCCGGTACTTTGCTAGCGGTGTATTCCGCTCCGAATACATTGCTTACCTACAAATCGGCGAACTCGAGTTGGTTACAAAAGTTCACATTGGATGTCTCTCCACTGCCGAGCAGCAGCGTGACAATCGAGGTCGGGACCGAGAATGTGAATTTACTGATGTCTGAAGAGGTGCTGACCGCTGCTATCGCTACGATCTCTTTAGGAACAACACAAATTAACATCGCTCATCAGTATTTGTTGCTGAGTGAGCGGCTAAGAACGGAGCTGGGTTAATGGGTATTGAACAAAAGATTACAGATTTACAGCGAACTTCGGCAGAGCAGACAGCCGCTTCACAAGCATTGTCGCAAGAAGTGGTAGGGAAAATGGGGGAGATTGATCAAAAAGTGGTTGAAGCCAAAGATAGCTTCGATCGTTGGCGTGGTGAAGTTCAAGCAAAAGACATCAATGGTCAAGGTCTCTATAAGTCGGTGATTGATTTAACGGGGTTGAGTACCGACCATTTTTATCCAGTCTGGTGGAGAATGCCAGATAATGAAGAGGGGTGCTCACGAATCACTATTTCAAGAGGGTCTTCGGAAGACCGAAATCTGGCTCCTTTCGGGCAAGGGGCTTTTATTGCAGGGTTAAATCTGCAAATAGAAGGTGTGGGATCTTTCTGGAGTGGGGATGCAAATTACCTGACCATCAAACGATTTTCTCAAACCTACCGAAAAACTGTCCGAGCAGTTCAGTTTGGTATGAAATGTATTGCTCGCCCCATTAGCAATGTTAAGCCTTTATATGCAGGGTATGAATCCGGGCAGGTCGTAGCCCATTCTTGGCGAAGTGGGTGCTACCTCAGAGGTGGGCTGACTTATCACGTAAGAAAAAGTTTCGATGGCCAGCTCTGGTATAGCCGAGAGGATGGGGAAGTGTCAGCAGGAATATTTTCACCTGCAAATTTTGAAATTGAATGGAAAGTTAAGGCGTATCATATCGATGATCCATTTCTTGGCTCTGACTATGAAGAGCATCGTCTAGCTTATACGTTAGATTACGATAAACGTTATGCAAGAAAAGACTGAGGGCGACATGAGTTACTATATCAAAGAGTTGGCTTATTCTAATGGAGAGACACTTTACAATGTGCCTGCAGAACTTGGAATTTTGATTGAAATGGGCTTTAGTGAAGATCGAGCTTCAGAGATTTGCCTAGAGGCTGAACATGAGGCTCTATGGGAACTTATTCGAGCAGAACGTCATTCAAAGCTTATGGAGACGGATTTTACTCAAGTGGGTGATGCTCCAATTACAGATGAAAAGAAGCTTGCGTTTGCAGCGTACCGTCAAGCGCTTCGTGATTTACCTCAAAACTTTTCCAATCCAAATGACGTCATTTGGCCAGAAAAGCCAACCCAATAAACCGCTTCTAATAAGGCGGTTTTTTTGTACCTAGACAAAGCCCTTTGCAGCAATGTGAAGGGCTTTTTTATTGGAGCGTTTCTCTGTGCAGAAATCAAAAGTAAAAACATTGGAATACCCGATCATCAAAGAGTTTCGATTGAATGGTCGTTGGGTGTCTCCAAGTGAAAAAACTATCCATCTTTTGCCTCAACAAACGGCCTTTCTTATCCAAAACGGGAAATTAGGGCCAGCGATTGAAGTCAAGGTGTCGTCTAAATTCACAGAAAAAGAGGGCAAGTAATGCTCACGCCAATCCAAGATTTTGAACTCAATGGGGTAGAAGTTAACACCATTGAGCCTCAACCAAGCATGGGACCACTTGCATTGCAGGTGGTTCATTTAATTGGTACCGCGCCAAATAAGAATACGGGCTTGAGTTATAACGAGCCAACGCGTTTATGGAATTACAGTCATGCGATGTTATCGCTTGATAGCGTTGGGACCAGGCAAGGCACATTGCCTAATGTGATTCGCTACTTACTTGAATACGTTAAGTGCATTGTGTACGTAACGATTGTGGAAGCCAATGCGGAAGTCTCAGTGACTGAAGCGAATATTATCGGCGGGGTAAACAGTTCTACAGGGGCGATCACCGGCCTTGAAACCGTTAAGGCGTGTGCAGAAACGCCAACCATCATCGCGGCGCCAGGCTTTAACTCGAAAGCCGTGGGGCAAAAGCTGGCGCTTATTGGTCGTGACGTTCGCTGTCGTCCGGTTCTTGATGGCCCAAATACGAATGATATGGAAGCTGCAGAGTTCGCCGCTGAATTTGGATCGGAAGGGACAGGACAAGATAAGTTGTCGATTATCGACCCATGGTTTTTGAAAACCTATGATGGCGTGCAATCTCTTATGCCTGCTTCTATTGCTTTGGTGGCCGCGATGGCCTCAGTTGAAGGCTGGGAGAGTCCGCAAAATCGAGGGGTGCTTTGTGATGAAACTGCTCGTAATGTTTCATACAAAATCAACGATAAAACCACTCAAGCCAATTTCCTGAATAAGCATGGTGTGGTGACGATTGCTCGCACAAGAATGGGGGGAATGTCTATCATTGGCAACCGCTCTAATACCGGGCGCTTTCTCTCTTATGTCGGTTTGGAAGATTTGATGGCGCGTAAGCTGGAAGAAACCAGCCAACCGCTGATGGGTAAGCAGCTTACCGAAGAGTTCATGGATCAAGTTGTTGACCGTTTAACGAACTGGGGCCAAAACTTGGTGGCTCAGGGCGTTATCCCAGTATTTAAAGCATTCCTGCACCCAAGCAAAAACAACCTAGAGAATTATACCTCTGGGCGTTGGTACTTGTGTGTTAACTATGGTCGCTATGCTCCGAATGAGCACATGGTCTATGAAATGAGTGTAGATAACGGCCTTATCGAAGCGTGGCTAGAGGAGGTCATCAATGGCTGATCGTATTCGCATGCGGCTCTCGGCGCAGATTGAATCTGTGCCACTGATGAACGAAATCGTGGAGTTCACTCCGGTTGATATTAAAACCAAGACGGTGTCCAACGAGGGCTCGTTTGTCGAGTCTGAAGATGTTGTGGGCTTTGAGCCGCTTAAGTGGACGCTTAAAGTACGTGGTGATCACCAAAAAATCCAAAATGCCCTTGGCCGCTTCTTTATGGATAACGCTCAAATTAACGTGACGGAAAAAGGCAAAGACACCGATCAGGCGAAGTACCAAGAGGTTTACTCGATGTACGGGCCAATCACCAACATCAAAAAAGATGCAGTGAAGATGGGAGAAAAGCCCACCGTAACCATTGAAGGTACCTGTAAAGCATACAAACTCACCGATACGGGTACTGTCATTCACGACATTAATGTCGATACGGGCAAGACCGTCGTTGGCGGTGTGGATTTGATGGGGACGGCGGGTATTAGTTAGGAGAGGTGTTAAGACACCTCGACCAGTGGCAGGGTAAAGGGTCGTTTGTTTTTATTTTGCTCGATTGCTTTGAGCTTGTTAATGCGAATAACTATTGGTTATTTTGGCGTAACAGAGTTTATTCCCAAGCTATCATAAAGCCACTCGCATCCCAGTCATACGGGAGCGTGTAACCGGAATCGACCAATGATGAGATTATGGGTTTTATGACGGCCTCGACGACAGGCTCTTCACCATCGCACAGTTCAAACTCGTCTAGAGAAATGTAAGCGGTAAAGAGCCCAAGTGCGGAGCGGCGGTGGACTTCATTCGTAATTTGGTTCAGTAAACTCGACTGAAGAGAGTCTTTACTCGCTAATGCTTTTTCTTTTGCTTCGCTTGCGTTTGGAAGTTTCGATTGCGTAGGTTGTTCTTTTAAAAATGAAGTGCTCAAACGACTAACAATCTCGGAGTTTACGGAGATGTTGTGTTCGTTTGCTGCTAAATGAAGGTTTTGCTTTAGATCTTCTGGCATACGTACGTTTATTTGAGGAGGACGTTGGCTCATATAAAATTCCTGAAAACAATCTTTGGCAATAATAGCCACTTACTACTATTCTTCAATGGTAGCACTTGGCTACTATTATAGAGTAGGAGAAAGAAGGTGGGGGATTACAAGTGTAGAAATGAAAAAACCCCAGTGCACTAACACTGAGGTTTAGATTCAATTCAATATTCCTTGGAGGGAAATATGAGAAATGAACAAGTTAATATTATAGCACCGAATCAGATGCCTGTCATTGCAGGTATAGATATACGTGTCGATGATATGGGCCGTTACAACTTAAATGATTTACATAAAGCTAGCGATCTCGGGAAAAGTAAAGCGCCAAATAAGTGGTTAGAAAATGCTTCTACGAAAGCGTTGGTTTCCGAATTAGACCTAACCCCGAATTTGGGGTTAGCTACGGAATCTGTTCGTTCTGTAAAGGGAGGGATAAATCCTGGTACCTATGCACATGAATTGCTCGCAATCTCATATGCTGGTTGGGTCAGCCCTCGTTTTCAGTTAACAGTCAATCAAGCGTTTTTAGACTCTAAACAAGTAGAACGCCCTGAGCTAACCACAACCGAGATATTGGAGATTGCTTTAGAAGCCTCAAAAGAGCGTGATGTTCTTAGGGTAGAAAACAAAGAACAAGCTGAAAAAATCGAAGGGCTTGAAAACTTATTTAAAGATGGATTGACCGCTCCACAGTTTGGCCGAATGCTTAATGGTATTAACGTCCAACAAATCAACGCTTTTCTTGTTGAGTTAGGGTGGGTGTATAGAGAGCGCGGCAAAAAGTCTGGTTATCGTGTTGCGAGTTATGCAAGAGATAACTATATGACAGAAAAGGAGAACGTAATATCTATGCATGGGTACGACTCTTTTGTAACTGCCACTCCAATCTTATTGCAAAAAGGTGCCACTAAGCTATATGAACTGTATCTACAACGTAAGCTACCAATGAAAAAGAGTTGGGATGGTGAGTACACTCATCTTAAGCTTAGTAAGGAAGGGGTGGTTGCATGAGTAAAACTGCTCACCCAGAATGGGAAGATATTGAGCACGCTCTGATATCATTTCGTAGTATTTCTTCAATGCTCTGTATTGTGCTTGAAGGCCAAGAGCGAAAAACGGATCAGTACTCAGCTATTGAAGGTGTTATTCAGCTAGCTGATTTTCAAGAGCGCAAGCTAAGTAATTTGGTTTGTCAGACTCACTAACCTTACCCAATCAAAACCTAAGCCACCCAAATCGGGTGGCTTTTTTTATGGGAAAAATTCATGAAAAATCAAAGCAAATTGACTTTTTTCTCGCGTGAAAGCGTGACCCTTAAAACGATCCCTGTTGCGCAGTTCCGTAAGCTGCCGCACATCGAAGCCGAACAAGAACTCACGGCTAAACAGCTCTTCGAACAACGTAAAGCCGTGATTATGGCGTGCAGTGATGTGACCAAAGACGAGTTCGAAACCTTAGCGGTGCCTGACTTCAATCAGCTCTATGACGACATCTGTGATTTGATTCTAAAACCATCAGATGAACTGCAGGGTGAACAGCTTAATGGTAAGTCGGTAGAGTTTGCCTTGCTGCATCCTTTCGAAAATGAAGTAGGTGACAAGATTAATAAGGTGAAGTTTGCCATTCCTAAAGTTGCGCATTCCGAAGCGTTGGCGGACATCACCGAAGAGCGAGCGCGTGAAGATTTCATGTTTGAGGTGATCACGGGCTTGCAAAGGTCCGATCTTGATTTTCTCTCAATCAATGATTATCTGGCGCTAAAACCGCAGGTGGGCGCTTTTTTTCAACAATCGGCGGCGTACTTTCGCCCGATGACGTTGAGAGCCTAATCGACCTCGTTCCAATGCACCGAAATACATCTGAGTCTGAACTAAGGCGATGGCCACAAGATGTCGCGGTGCGTCGTTATGAGCTTATTCTCGCCAAACTTGGGGTGAAATAATGTCCGAGAAAATTAACCTCGTTCTGAATACCACCGTCAATGGTCTTGAGGACATTGTTTCAACGACCACAGCCACAGAGCGGTTAACCGCGGCACTTGAAAGCCAGCGTGGAGAGGTGATCTCACTTAATGGCAAGCTGAAGCAATTAAATGGTTTTGAGTCTGCCAGCAAGCGAGCAGCTAAGTTAGCCGGTCAGCTTGATGATGCTAAAGCAAAGGTGACTCGCCTTAGTCAAGAACTGGAAGACAACAAACAGCGAACTTCGGGTCTTCGGGTTGAATACAGTAAGACACAAGCGGAGATAAAAGGCCTCAATTCTCAACTGAAAAAGGCCTCGGGCGAAGGGGCCATTGATTTAAAGAATCGGTTATACGAAGCGCAAAAACGGCTAGATTCGTTTAACGATGAGATTCACCAGGGCAAGGTGAAAACCAATGAGTTGAATGCGGCCTATAAAGCGGCAGGTAAACGGGTTACCCAGCTAACCGATAGCCAAAATAAGCAGCGCGATAAACTCAGAGGGCTGGGCGCCGCGTTAAAAGAGTCTGGGATCAATACTGGCCGTATGAGTGATGAGCAAAGAAAGCTCGAAGCTCAGGCAGAAAAGGCCACAGCGGCTATCGCCAAACAAAACCGTCACTTGAAAGAGATGAAATCAATTCAATCACGAATTGATACTCGCGATGCAAAATTGAGTGAGATTGGCGGTCAAGCGACGTCGCTTGCCATGGCTGCAGCACCAATAGCGGCGACGGTGTGGTCGGCAGTTAAGAACGAAAGCTCGTTTGCTGATGTGAAAAAGGTGGTCGATATGACCCCTGAAGAAGCAGATGCCATGCGTAATTGGTCGCTAAGAACTTCCACTGAAACACCGATGAGCGCCAATGACATCAACGCTATGTTGGCAGCTGGTGGGCAAAGCGGCATCAAAGACAAAGCCGAGTTAAAACAGTTCGTGCTCGATTCTGCACAAATGGGTGTCGCTTTCGATATGGAAGCAGGCCAAGCGGGTGAAACCCTCGCGGTATTTAAAGCCGCATTAGGGTTAGATCAAAATGGTGCGATGGGCCTTGCTGGCCTTGCCAACCATTTATCGAACAACTCGAATGCGAAAGCTAGCGACATTGCAGGCGTAATGGCTAGGCAAGGCGCGTCTGCCAAAATGGCGGGGTTCTCCGCTAATGAAGCCGCGGCGCTTTCGGCGTCGATGTTGTCTGCAGGTATGGGGGAAGAACGCTCTGCAACCGCACTTAAGAATATTTCAGGTCGCCTCACTCTTGGCGGTGCAGCAACCAAAGCGCAGCAAACTGCGTTATCAACCGTAGGTTTCGATTCAGTAGATCTCGCCACATCAATGCAAAATGATGCTTCGGGGACGTTATTGCAATTGCTTGAAGCCATAAGAGATGCGCCATTAGAAGAGCAAAGTGCATTAATCACTCAAATCTTTGGTGAAGAAGCGAAAGGGGCTGTGGCTTCACTGGCGGGTAACACGGATCTATTTCGTAAAACGCTCAAGTTAGCTAAGCAAGGGCAAGACGTACATATTCAGTCATTACAAGACGAATATGAGGCGCGAATAAACACCAGTGAAAACGGCATTTCTCAGTTCATCAACAAGGTGAACCGTTTAAGCGTGATCGTTGGTACCGCTCTTTTACCTGCGCTCAATTGGGTACTTGAGCCATTAGGTGATGGCATCAATCTATTGGCGGATTTTGCCGAAGCTAACCAGGGCGTTACGGCTGCGGTTGGAATTGGTGTTGCTGGCTTATTGGCGTTTAAAGGCGCGATGTTAGCAGGCAAAGCCGCCTCCCTTATCTTTGGTAATACCCTCGATAAAGGGCGCTTGTTTCGAAAGGGCTTAAATCGAGAAACCCAACAAAGTGGCCGAGCAGCGGCTTTTGCAACGAAACAACTTAGCCGGCTAAACCGAGCCATGATGAGCATGGGCTCTGGTCGTGGCGGGAGAGGAAGTGGCGGTGGTTTGGGTGCCAGTGGTCGTCGGTCAAAAAGCCGAATCCCTCCACGTAAGTTACGTTCACGAAACCCGCTTGCTCGAGCTTACAACATGGCGAGCACAATGATGACGGCCAACCGGGGCGCTTTGCCATTATCGTTAGGCGGTGGCGCATTAGCGATGATGCCAAGCGTTGCGATGGCGCAAGATGGCATTGCGCTCGCCGGTGATGTGGCTCAAGGTGCGGGTAAAGCAGGCTTAGGCAAATTACTTAGGCCGCTTGATATGGCGATCAGTGCCGGCAATATCGCAACGGCCGTCACCGAAGGCGACACCAAAACCGCCTTGGCCGAAGGTGGTGGGCTACTTGGCAGCATAGGAGGGGCCAGTCTTGGCGCGACTATCGGAACAATGGTCTTCCCTGGTGTCGGTACTGTGATAGGCGGTTTAGCCGGTTCGTTATTAGGCGATCTTGGTGGTGAGTTTTTAGGGGGATGGTTTGGCGATAAGCTGGATTCGCCCGACGATAAACTCATGGCTTCGGAAGCGGTATCTGAAAAGTTAGTCGAGAAAGAAAAAAACGAATCTCTCATCCGTCAAACCCCCAATGTCATCTTTAAAACTGATGTCGCTATTCAGGCCGCACCAGGTATGGATGAACAGAAAATTGCAGCCCAGGTTACCGCTCAAATTGACCAGCAAATGAAGTCCCAATATGACTCTTTAACGGGGCTTACCATCGACGATTCCATTAACGTGTCAGCCATTGATAGAGGATAACCATGCATCATTTAGTGATTGGGGAGTTCGTGTTTTCGGTTGGAGATAAAACGCCCATAACGAAGTTTGATAGAACAACGGCAGGCGCTTACTCCGAAGTCGGCCTCATTGATAATGCGCGTTCAGAGCGAACGGGCAGACCACTTGAGACGATAGATGTTACAGCAAAGTGGCTTCAATACAGCGCCGCTAAGTCCGTGGACGTGATTCGTGCCTTGATTGATGAGCCTCAACAAGTGAGTGACGGTCAAGGTTTTAACCTGGGCCGTTGGACGATCAAACAGATTAAAGAGGGGCGCAGTGAGCTTATTCATGATGGGCGCGCCATGGTGACGGATATGTCTTTGCAGCTCTTGGAGTACCGTGGATGAAAATATTTGCGCGTAAAGGGGAATTAATCACTGATTTACTCTTTAAACAAACAGGTCAAGACAGCGATCAGTTAGAGATCGCGTTTTATCGCCTTAATCCGCATGTCCGTGGTGATGCCTTCACTGCAGATACCCATGTCCATATTCCTGAAATATCTACGGTGAAACCCACTCAATCTGTTACGAGGTCTTGGGACTAATGTTCAAACTAGTCGGCAAAAATAGCGAACTGTTATTGGCTCGCCTTAAATCGTGGCGTCTATCTGATGGCAACGGGATTGAGGGGGATAGCCTTTCTTTAACGATCAACTCTGATGACATTGACGGCATTCCCCCGAAGGGAGAAAAGTACTCAGTCTATTTGGGTGAAGTGCTGCGTGATGAATTTCAAATATCGAAACGTTCCATCAGCTTACATCCCCGAGAAGTGACTTTGGTGTTGTCTGTCGCCCCTTTCAGTATTAAAGATGAAACCGGTTATCGAGAGCGTAAATCGATGAGCTGGGACAAGACAACACTGGCTCAAGTTGTTGCGGATAATGTGACCCCTCATGGCTTTCAAACTTTTGTGCATCCGAGATTACAAAAAATTGAAATCGCGCATGTCGATCGCACTGATGAAAGTACGCCTTCGTTTTTGTACCGGCTGGCTAAGCAATATGATGCTGTCGCTAAACCTATCGATGGTCGCTTTATTTTTGCTCCCAAGGGGGAAGCCAGAAGCGCCAGTGGCAAAGACATTGAAACCATCACGTTATCGCAGCCCAGTGGTAATCAGCCACAACTTCCGAATTTCATCAACGTGAGTATCGACCTCGATGGACGAACGGATGTCGCCGGTGTTAAGGCATTTTATCTTTCGACTGAGGACGGCACTCGACAGGAAGTGAGAGAAGGTAAGGCGCCATTTAAATCGATAGGTAAAGACAGAAACAGTCAACAAGAAGCAGAGCAGGCATGCGCGAGCGAACTCAGACGAATGCAGCGAGAGGGACGAAAGCTCAGTATCGAAGCGCCGCCAAACCCAGCGGTATTTGCGGAGGGGCTATTGATTCTCGATAGTTCTTTCCCTGATGCATTCCAAGGAACGTGCTCAATAGACAGCGTTTCGTTTTCAGGCCAAGGCTTACAACCAAGGCGCATGAGTATTAAAGCCACCTTAACAGGAGAATAGATTGACATCCTCCCCCACCTACGGCCTACGGCACTTGGAAAGGGGATTCCTGTTTCATAGCGTATCGCTTTAAATTCAAGAGAATTTAAAGTCTTACTTACGCTCCACAGGCTAACACTGTCTGCCCGACAGCTTTAATATTCAGTGCCGCATTTAGGTCGCGGTCTAGCTCACTAGAGCATTCAGGACACGACCACTTGCGGATATATAACGGTAAGGAATCAACAACGTGACCGCAGCAATTACAGCGTTTAGAGCTTGGATACCACTTATCAATCTGAACTACGGTTCGACCGTACCACTCAGCTTTGTACTTAAGTTGGTTAACGAATTCGCCCCAGTTGGCATCGCTAATTGCTTTAGCAAGTTTTCGATTCTTGACCATGTTTTTTACGCTCAGACTTTCACAGCTAATCACTTGATTATCGTTTATCAATTGGGAAGTCAGTTTATGGGTGAAGTCGCGACGACAATCAGCAATTTTTGCTTGAACACGAGCGACTTTCTTTCTGGCTTTATGGAAGTTAGAAGAACCTTTCTTCTTCTTCGATAGCACACACTGAGCTTTAGCTAGTTTACTAGCGTAACGCTTGATGTGGCGGGGGTTACCAGACTTGAAACCGTTGGAGGTAATAACAAGGTCAGTCAAACCTAAATCAATACCGACTGTATTTTTACTAATCGGTAGTGATTTTGCCTCGAAGCGACACAGACAAGAAACAAAGTAGCGACCCGCACTGTCTTTACTGATTGTGATAGTGGTAGGTTCGCTTGGTAGTTCACGCGACCAACGCACATTAAGTGGCAGTTTGGACTTAGCAATAAATAGCTGTCCATCACGGTATTTAAACGCTGATTTGGTGAACTCGGCAGATTGCTTAGACCGCTTCTTTTTAAAGGTTGGGTATTTAGCTCGACCCTCAAAGAAGTTCTTAAATGCGGTTTGTTGGTGGCGTAGCGATTGTTGCAGAGGTACACAAGAAACATCATTTAACCAAGGAAATTCAGCGTTTTTCTTGAGTTCGGTTAGGTAACTTGATGCATTGTTGTAGTTAATCTTGATTTGCTCATTGTGGTAAGCATCGGTACGCCAACGAAGAATAGAGTTGTAAACAAAACGCGTACAGCCAAATGTCTGCTCAAGTAAGGTTACTTGCTCAGGTGTTGGGTAAATGCGGTATTTGTAAGCTCTTTCTTTCATAGTTCAAAATAATAATCCAATTCTTGTGAGTGTAAAGAATATTAAATTACTAACGAGGAGCGGCATTTCCTCCCCCTCCCTTCGCGCTTCGCGACTACGGAAGAGGTATCCATGCCGAAAATTAAGATGATTAAGTTGAATGCCGGTGTTCATCATGCCGCTACTGTTCGCTGCAAGATTTCCGAAGCGCAAATTAGAAAGCACTCGAAAGACCCAAGAGTGACGCAGTTAAAAGATGAGCGTTATTCGCTTTACTTGCGTTTTCGTAAGAATCGAGAGCAGGGTTCGTGGGTTTATATGGAATATAAAGACGGTGATCAGAGGCCTCATACGCTAGGGAAGTACCCGAACCTTTCAGCCCCTCATGTGTTTGATGTACTCAATTATTACGTCTTAGAGCTCGCTCAGGGCAAAAGAGCGATATTTAATGAGTTTGAAACCGTCGATGAGTTGTTGGTTTGGCATCTAGACAGAGAGAACCGGTCGCAGCACTTATCTGCAGAGCGGATCATCTCGCTCAAATGTATGGTTGACCTTCATCTCGTGCCCAGACTGCATGGGGAAAGAATTGCTGAGCTGACTCATAGAAAAATTGAGAAGTTGTTGATGAAACCGCTAAGGGAGAACAACTACTCAATCAGTTATATTCGATCTATCTTTCAGGCTTTAAAGGTTGCCTTCAAAAAGGCGAAGAAGTTAAAGATGATAGGGCATAACCCATTAACCGATATGGTGTTTACAGATTTCATCACGGCCAAAATTGAAGCAAAGGGATGCAGCCTTAAACCAGGCGATGCTCAAGAGTTATTGGAAGGGCTTTGCACATCAGATCCTTTTGCCCGAGTTCTAGGTCTACTGATGCTTAGCCATGGTTCACGTATTGGTGAAACGCGTAAGGCCAAATGGTGCAACGTCTGTTTCAAAACTAAGCGATGGAAAATCCCTAAGCATGATACGAAGACAAAACGAGAGGTCATTTACCCATTAACAGACGAGATGGTCGAACTGTTAAAGGCGTTTAAAGCATGGCAGTTAGCTAACTATTACAAGGGTAACAATGTCTTTCCACAAACCAAACGAGATAAAGCACCAATATCTCGCGTCAGCGCTACGGAGTTAGTTAAAACGGTATCAAAGGGTAAATGGTGTGCTCATGACCTAAGGAAGCTAGCGAGAACTATCTGGGCTGATATAGGTATAGATTACCTAGTTGGTGAAACGCTACTCAACCATGCCAAAGGAAAACTAGACCAGGCATACATCCATACTCACATTGAACTGCAAAAACTTGAAGCACTAAGATCCTATCATCAATGGCTAAAAAATTGCTGGCGGTCATGTTATTTGCCTACATTTGAATAATTTTGTCATGGCAAAAAGATCATCTAGATCAATCATTAAAAGATATTTAAATATGAATAGCAGAGGACAGTATTAGTATGGGTAATTTTGAGGGAAAATGTGAGGTTAGTCACGCTTTAGTGGCGGCTGCGCGACATGCCCCACATCAGGTGAAATGGGTGAAGTTAAGTAAGACACAATTAAAGGTGTTGGATTCGATAAAGCAGGGTGAAGAAGTGACAGCGCAACTTATCGCTAAGCGATGTGATTTGTCACCAAGTTGGGCCAGTTCTTTACTGAGAGCATTACTTGAAAGAAGATACCTAAAAAGAACTAACGTCATCCCACCGGAGGGGGGAATGACGTTTATTTATAGTAAGAATTAAAATTTGTTATTTTCGAGAGTTATGTTGACCCATAAAGTTTCTTTTTTGAGTTGGCCTTGGCAGACGTTTGTACCAGACTTTATTCTTAAGACTTGATGATAATGAAGCAGGAGCACAAACTTCAGAAAGAATTTCATTTGCGCTATCCCAACTAAGTTTAATACCTGTCTGCTTGAGATGAAGCTCTATGAAGTCTGATGTTTGAAACTCAAAATTGTCTATGTTGCTTAAGTTCATAATATTTTTCTGTATAAAGGTGATGCCGCTCCTTTTTACATGACAACTATATCCGAACAGAAAAGCTTAGTACATGCTTTTCTATCTATCTAATTGTTTTATAACAATATTACACAGCGCTGTTACGATCTAGGTTCTTTGGGGCCGCTTTTATTCTCAAACGAGGACACACCGCGCGAAATGAAAATTTTTCGGGTTGTATGGTCACCACCAGCCCTAAGATTTTTACAATCTGGCTGGAAGAACCAAGACTGAGCGTGATGCGTAACGCCAGTGAATTCGATCAATGCCTAATATTTGTCTGGTTGATTTTATAAAAATTGCAATTCCATCTCACATATGAAACAAATTGGAATATTTGGTTTGGAGGTCATAAATGGATCGAGCATATAATGAGACATCAGACAATATTGAATACGCTTTTATGCTCAAAGAGTTTCCAAAAGCATATATTGAAAAATCAAAGTACTTTTGTCCCAATCCACTTTGTCGATACGTAGCCATTCCTTGTTCATATAAAGAGCATAATGTTTATCAGCCATATTATAAGTATCTCGATGGACATAGCATGGGGTGCTGCTTCTCACCTGAATTTGGAGGTAGAGAAGCTATTGACGCTAAAGGCAGAAAGCATTGGGTTTTGCCTAAAGTCGTTGAGATCACGTTACCAAAAGATGACAGTGAACTAAAAAGAAACGGTGGACCCGGTTCCGGCAATACATTAACAAATACAGAAAATGGTAATTCGACTGGCAAGAAGGGCAACGGTAAGGGGCAGGGTAAGCTTTCAAGTAGTGTCGCAGCGGCAACAATTTTTTATATGCAAGATGTTGAGAATAACGCCTTGGAGCCATTGACGTTACCTGATGTCAAAGGTAAATATCGTTCTGTGTTTCAACAGATTTTTAATTGGAGCAATATAGAGTCTTACAAGCCGGGTCACATTTTTTACGCAGACCTTAGGTATACCTCTGAATTATTCACCTCTAAGGACGTCATTTCTATAACTCTAAATGTGAAAGAACCTCAAAGTTCAAAATGGTTTGAGTTAAAGCTATGTTGTAGCGAGTGGTCTAATCGTGAACGTAATGCAATCGTAGATGAACTGAAAAGAGCTCAGAGATTTGCGGCGCTGGCACAGAAAAAAAACGAAGTAGCTTCAGTTTACTTTATTGGTAAACAAAATGAGTCTGAGAAGCATATTTTTGAATGCGATTATGCCCAGTTCCTATATGTGTTTACGGGAGAGCGAGTAAAATTAGAAAACAATTATTGGGGCTTTAACAGAAAAGCGGAGGTAACTGTTCCGCCAGTCGAAAATTCATCACGCGTCCAACCTAACATACCTTTCGTCGAAGAAATTGAAGAAAACCTACCTCCACTAAACGAATATTTAGGGGACCCTATAGAAATCCAGCAGCTTAAACTGGATGATAACCATGAAGCGTCAACCTCTGATAATAGTTCCAATATTCAGTCTCATGAAGTCATTGATGGTTTGAACTCACAAACCTCAACAGAACCCCAAATAACTGTGGATGTCGACAAAGCAACACAAAAAACGGTGACTGTTGATGTTAAGCCAGAGTCAAGCGCCAAACTTGATAAGCATCCAATAAAGCCCGTGGTTGAGAAGCCCTCAATTTTTAAACAAGTGTTTAATAAAGTGGCTAGCTTTTTTGTCGATCAATGAGCACAAAGTAAGCTGTCATTTAAAGATGCCCAACTTATTCCTACTTGGGTAAAGATTGATGACGCCCGCCTAGATGTTGCGAGGCGAGTTATGCAAGTTTTTGATTTGTATAGAGTAGAAGAGTTTTCGAAGCGGGATGCAGAGTAAATCGCGGTTTTTAGGATCTTGAGCAACTGTTGCTATAACAGCAACACTCCATCTCTCTTTATTACTACTAAGTTTGCGGGGTTGGTAACTCCAATCTAAACCCATACCTTCAACAATTGGCTTCAT